CACGATAAGGGCGATCTGGTACTGCGACACAGATGCCATCAGGCACCCTCGTACAAGAATGCCAGGTGCAGGTCACGACGACCGCCTGTTGCGCTCGTTCTGGTGATCGTTGGAGAGCGAAGGCCGCGGATAGGGTCCATACCTTCTGGGCATTCACCGCTCGCGTGTATCCGCAACGGGCCGACGACCTCGTCGTTGACCGCCTGGTCTCCGATGACGAAGCGAGTGCCACGAACAGCGTAACTCCACCATCCACCTGGATAGTCCAGAGGGCAATACGGCGCATCCGTTGCTACGCCGATAGCAGCAGCCCAGGCTGCCTTCGCAGTACGATACCGCTGCATCCTCGCGCCGTGTACTCCAAGCTTCCCATCGAGATACAGGGTCCACCACTTCGGCAACGAAGTAGGGTCGCCACTCATGTCAACGACTGCAACGGAGCCATCGGCGGTCATGGACGAGTACGATACTTGTGCGGGAGATGGCAGCATACCGAGGTCGTTCGCTCGCACCTGGGGGAACCAGCTTCCAGCAGGGAAGGTCGTCGTGACAAGTGTCGGGTCACCCGTGAGCGGAGGGATGGTGGAGGCCGTATTGAGCGGTAGGCCGAGCCATCGCCAATCGAAGTCAGCGGAGGTCGAGAACAGCAGAATGAAGTTCGTCGCGGAACTGCACGAAAGGTTCCCGTTGAAGCCTGTCGCAGTGACGGCCGAAGTCGTCGTGTACGACCAGGTGCCGAACGCTGCTGCGAATCCAGCGGGGAAGCCAGGTGCAGTCGTATTGTTCAAGGTGTCAACGATGAACTTGGCGAGTGCATCTGAACCTGCACCGTTCCGTATAAAGAACAGGTCGTTGGCAGGCCAGGTGACAGGTACCGCGTAGCCTGCTCCAGCAGGTGCAGCCTGTATGCGAAGCGTCGTGACGGCATTCGGATACGCACTCGCGAAGTAGGGAACGAACACTTGCGCCGAGATCGCCATACTACACTCCAGATCCGCCGCGAGCAGCGACGAAGTTCAGACGGTTCTGCATCGTCCTAATGGAAGCTGCATCGTTCGTCACGATAGTAACAGGCGACCGACCGCCTTCAAAGTATCCGTACGAAGCTTCTGGTCGTGCAGCGGTGGTCGTCGTGGCAGAGGCCTGTACGCCACTAGCCCCAGACGACCCCTGGTCACCTGTTGTGTCTCCACCCGACATGAAGCCCGACAGAGCCTTCAAGCCGATGCCTGCTGCGAGCAGGCCTGCACCTGCGACAGGATCTAAGAACATGAGGCCGATTCCCTGCTTCAAGAACAGGTCACCCCACTGTCCTGCGATCTGTCCGACCAGGGCCTCCATCGTTGCGCCAATCGCGTCTCCGAAGTCCTCTCCGGAGCGAGCAGCGGAGCCGAGCGTGGTGCCGATTCCAGAGAGCGCGTCTTGCAGATTCTGGAGGCCGAGAGCGTCCATCGACTTTCCAAGTTCTGACTTGAAGTCCGCGATCTTCTTCTTCAACTCCTCGGCTTTCTTGAGCGTTCGCTCCTCTTCGGCGACTTCGGCATTGTGAAGTTCTTCGCGGGCTAGTCTGCCGCCTTCGGCATAGTGAGCAGCCCGCTCCGCTGCACGAGTCGCATCGTTGTCCGCGAGTTTCTGCGCGAGGTCGTCCATCTGCGTGAACTCCTCTCGGCTCATTTCGATGATTCGGCTCGACGAGCCTCCGAGCATTTCCTCGGAAGCGAGAAGCGTATCGGCCTGGGCCTTCGTCAGTTCGGCATATCCTCCCTTCGCGAGCGCGAACGCATAGACGATATCTGCAGCTTCCTTCTTCGGGTCTGCTCCTCCGAATACGCCTCCTCCCGTTTTCGGGGTCGTGATCGGAGGGGGGGATATCGGAGGGAGTTGGAGTTCTTCGGCTTGTTGAATCATGTTCTCGCGAACATCGAGTAGCCGATTGACTTCTGCCTTTTGGATATCGCCCATCTCGCCATACTTGAGCAGCGCGAATTCACGGGCCTCACGAACTGAAAGTTCGCGATAGCGGTGGAACTCGACATCGGCCGCAAGAATCTCATCAAAGACTTGTGCAGTCGTTTTTGCGATTCCGCTCTTGATGTCTTCTGGATCTTGCGACAGCACGAATGCAGCAGCTTCTTCTCTCGCTGCCTTGATTCTAGGTGCGGTGATCTCTGCGTATTTCGTGGCAGCGGCTAACTGAGCTTCGGAGTTCGCTCGATGCGCGGACTGCTCCTGCTCGAGCAGGATAAGGTTGTCGATCTTCTGGATGTTCTCCTTCAGTTCAAGCGCGGCTAGTTCCTTCTTCGTGAAGATAAGGTTCTTATTGGACGCGATGACCTGGTTGTAGACCTCCGTAATCTGCCTAGATACATCGAGATCGGCTTGTACAGCCTTCGCATAGATGTTGGTCGCTTCCCCTGCATCTGTCGCATTCTCGGCAGTCAGTGAGAACAGATCGACAATCGAACCGAGGCGTTCTCCTAGAAGGCGGAGCGGAGTGAGCAGCGCATCGACGACGATCTTCGTTCCATCGAGAATAGCATTCATTCTCTTTGCATTCTCTTCGAGGTCGTCTCCTGCGAGGACAGCAGCAGCGAACGCTCCCTTGATCGCAAAGATCTTCTTCTCTGTCTGATCCCAGACCGCCTGGCCTTCTGGTCCATAACTTCTGAAGAGCTGTTCGGAGGAATCTAGGAATGCCTCAGCACCTGCCTTGATACCGGCGAAAGCGATTCCAGCTCCTGCGAGGCCGCTAACGAGGGCAGGCCCTCCGATGCCATCAATGATGCTGCCGAATGCGGAATCGGCCTGGTCTCCAGCCTCACGAAGCATATCGGTGAACTTCTTTCCTCCAGTCGTGGCGGAGCCCATCTTGTCGCCTGCCTTCGCAGCCTCGGTTCCTGCATCTCCGAACTTTGCCGCAGCAGTTCCTGCATCTTTCGCAGCATCGCCCAGGCCATCTGCGAAGTCGTCCGCCGACTTGCCTGCATCGCCAAGCTTCTTGTCAGCAGCAGCAGCAGCAGCACCGACATCGCCCACCGCCTCAGCAGCATCGTCAGCAGCCTGTGATACGCCTTTCTCGGCGTCCTCCAACTCTTGAGCAGCCTTCGCCAGCTTCGCCAGGCCGCTCTCGGCATTCGCTGTATCCGCCCTGGCCTCAATGACTAACTCTTCTTTGATCGCCATCGGTTACCTCGCTCGCTGTTGCGCCTGCATCGCCCTCTCAATCATCCGCTTCTCTATTCGTAGAGAACGGTGGATGTCTCGGAATGCCGGACTCCAGAGGTCACGGGAGAGGACTGCCCCTGCCTCTGCATCTGCGAATACCATAACATACTCGACAGCTTCAGAATCGGCATCCATCGCAGGACACCTTTGGATCGGATCGGGTGACAGGTCTGTTCGCTCAGCGAAGCCCAGGTGCAAGAAAGACCACATCGGAGACTGCCATCCAAGCGGGAATGCAGGTGCAGTGACCGTAAGAGGGTTCCTCTTCGGCAATCCAGAACAGCTCATTGAGAAGTTCCGTCCGTCCCTCGTACAAGAGGTGCAGTCAAACTCCGCACCGCCTTCGGCGCGAATGATCGCCAGACGGTATGTCGTTAGGACTTTCCCACGAGGCCTGTGTCGTATGCACCTGCTACGATGGCTCCGCAGATCTCACCGACCAGGCGCGAGGGGAGGTTATCTTCGAACCATTTCCGCCGCTCGTCCTTGGCTGTCGGGATGCGGTACACCTGCAGATCCTGTCCAGAAGGGCGAACTTCAATCCTGTCAATCAGCAGCGACAACGGGTCTTCGACTGCATCCAGCCATCCAGTGTAATCGGTCGCAGTCGTGCTGTTGAGTGCAGCACGAAGCTCCTCTCTCGCCACCAGGTTCCATCGGTAGTAGATCACCACCGAATCATCTGACGACTTGAACAGGCTCGGAGAGTATGGCAGCGGCGGGAGTATTGACACCTGGGGTCCTTACGGTTGAGGGAACCCCATTGTAACGCTACTCCGAGCCGAGCGTCAAGGTCAGCGGTTCATCGTTCTCGCTGTTCTTGACCGATACGCCATCCAGCTTCATTCGGGTCGCGGTCGCACGATTCGGGGTCGTGTTCGCAAACTGCACCTTCGGGAGTGTGAACTTGAACCCGCGACCCTTTGCAGCAGTGCCGCTAGAATAGGCCGAGGGGTAGGCGAAGGCAGAGGTCACATTGAAGTATCCGCCTGCCCTGGCGACAGAGAAGATGCTCCACACCGAAGCTTCTACCCAGATAGGGTCAATCGAGATGGCTACATCGCGCTTCGTGAGGCCGATTGCACCGACACCGAGCGTCGTCAGAGCACCATCGCTCATGATGGCCTCCGCGCCGAAGTCAACCGAGACCTCAGTCATCGTTGCGTTGGCGACATACTCATCTCCCGCTGCATTCACCTGTAGGCGAACAGCCTGTCCCATACCACGGATGAACTCCTGGGCGACTGCATCCCAATTCGCACCCGAAAGGTCGATGTCGGTATCGCTCCAGTCAGACTGGTAGATGCCGAGGCCTTCCAGTTTGATGCGGTGCAGGCCATCCGACTTGATTGAGACGGTCGCCTTCGAGATACGGCAGCCGACCAGGTAGGCCGACAGCATCGCATTCGGAGGACTTGCTCCGCCACCTGGCGAACCCTTGATCGCGAAGAACCCCTGCATCGAGAAGCTGTCGTTGACGCCATCCGAGTTCGCAGTCGGGGTTAGGTCGAGCGTAGGGTTCGCTACATTGTTCGTCGCAGTCACCGTGAAGGCAGTCTGCAGGACCTCTGTCACGAACCGAGGCACAAGGATGTTGTACAGGCCTGGACCTGTCCCTGCAGAGGTACCTAGGCCGTAGAGCGGTGCCTCAAACGACCAGGTGCATTTCGCCGAGGTAACCTGTCCGAGATACGAAGTGCCATACGGATCTTCCAGAGCAGGCTGCTCCATCGCGAAGCCGAGGTCCATCGCCATCGTCTGTGCGAATACAGGGATGGCATCGGCCTTCGTCAGTGCTTCTCCCGTCTGCTGCACCGCTTCCTTCGCGACCAGGAGAGCGCCGAATACGCCATTGTAGGGATTGATCGCTGTCGGGTTTACGATTGCCATATCTTATACTCCGGTATTTGCGGGATCGTTACGAAGCTGCACTACGGTCAGACTAGCCGTTGCGTCTGCGAAGGTGTCTCCATCTGCTCCGTAGTTCGGAGTGATGGTCGGTGATTCAGTTTGAAGGGAATACACTACGCCGAATCCGCCGTTCGCATCAAGAGTGCGACAGGTTCGGGCTAGGTCTCTCGCGAGAAGATACACTACTCCGCGACACAAGTTCAACGCCTGTCGACGGGCGAACTCTCTGGCGACTGACACTCCGTATGCTCCGGCCGTGTAAGCAGCATCTTCGTTGCGCCGCGTCCGAACCAGAACGATCAGCCGCTGTTCGAAGAAGGTCGCCTGCGAATCCATCCTCTCTGCGATCTGTGCCGATTCTGTCCAGAGGTACACGAAGGGAGCCTGCTGCTCGTCGACGAGCTCTGTGTCGGGTTGGCGGTCCGAGAACGCACCATCAAGAGGGAATCCATTCGTATCGAATACAGTCGCCACCTGGGGGAGTTCAGCAGGCGCGAGATACGGAGGGCAGGTATAGAAGTCACCTGTCGCTGAGTACAGCTCCGCCAGAGTGCCGCTAGCCGTAGCACCGCTGCCATCGGTTCCAGCGGTGAGTTGATACAGCGCGGCTAGGGAGACAGCATCTGCTCCCCACCAGGCGATCGCAGGCCCACTCACGGCTCTCTCCGAGCAGCGCGGAACCCTTCTCTGCCGAGGCGACCACGAAGGATGCGCTGCATACCGCGAGCGACCTCGAGGCCCATCTGCTCAGTGACACGAATGATCGGTCGTGCAGGCGTAGAGCTTGTCTTATCCCACGGCTGATAGAAGCCTCCATCTGCCAGGCGGCGAGCGATTGCACCTTTCTCGCCCTTCGCGCCCCAGATCATAGACTTGCCTCGCACAGCTTCCAGATGATCTGGATGCCCGTTTCGGAATGCTCCACGGAGCGGATTCTTGGACCCCTTCCAAACGAGGACGCTGGTACCGCCACCTTGTCGCTCCTTCATCTTCGCATACTTCGGCTCCGAGCCATACGCCGACCAGGTCCCTGCATAGGCATTCGATCCAGAGTTATCGAAGGCATCTTCAGTGCTGCCCTCCAGCGTGAACCGCTTATCCACCACACTGATTGACAGGCCAGGTGTCGGTGTCGGCCGGATGAATCCCTGCCAGAGAAGCTTCCAATCGTTACGGATGGTCTTATCCATCAGTTGGAGCATCAGAGGCAGCGACTTCGCGCCTGGTATCTTTACCCGAAGGTTCCCCATCTTGCTACCTCGTCCACGAACCGATGCGATTGAGCGGGTTCCAGAAGATGCCTCTTGAGGCCTGCAGATCCGACTGCGACAGGCCTTCGGTATGCGACCGCACTGTGTTGACGCCATCGACTTGAGCGTAGGCCTGCAGGTACTCAGCAGGGTTGAGCCGTATCTCTGCCAGGCGGCGACGATACTCTTCCCGCCAGGCGTTAGCCTGCTCCCTGTTGGAAGCTGTTGCCAAGCCATACTGACCGAGCGACCCGATCGACACCAGGTTGCCGAGGTTGACGAAGTCGTTCGGGAAGTCGTTCTGCGTCACACTTGTCGGCAAGATGCCGATGGCAGTGAGCATCCTGCAGATGTCACCCGCGACAACATCAATCGCATTCTCGAGGACCACCTGGTCGGCCGTCTTGAGCCATGCCATGTAGTTCGCCTGCATCGAAGCGACCGTGATGCCGAACTGATTTGTTGAAACGAATGGCATCGCCGTCCTCCTTGCCTGCTAAACAGAAAGGGCGAGCCGATCGCCCGACTCGCCCCTTCTCCGGACTACATGACCGAGGGAGGGGCTCAGCCGCCGTAGTTCGACGGGGTCTGGACAGGGTTGTCGAAGCAGAAGCCGAGGTTCCCTTCAACGACCGTCACCTGAGCAGCCTGGTACGCCGTGTAGGAGTACTCGTTCGTCTGCGGGATGATATCCTCGCGGAGAGCGAACGGCTGAGCCTCGAAGGTGTAGAGGGCCGAACGAGTGTAAAGGCTCGCGTCCTCCTGCGGAGCGACATGACCGACCCAGGCAAAGTTTGAATCGATGAACGAGTTCGATGCAGCCTGGCCGAGCTCGGCAGTGTTCTGGGAGGCCGAAAGGATCAGCACTTCCACCTTGTCGACGACCGAGCCCAGGTTGAGCGAGATCAGCTCCGAGATCAGTTCCGCTGCCTTCGCGGGAGTGAAACCAGTCGGGATGTCACCGCCGAGCTGCTTGAAGTACGGGTTCTGCTTGAGAGCGAAGAACGAGGCCCATCCGAGGACGATCTTGTTCGCCTTCTTACCGTACTTGAGCGGCTGAGCACAGGCCTTCGCCAGAGCCTGCACGACATCGTAGGACGGGTCATCCCAATACAGGCCTGCTGCACCAGTCGTGGATCCACCCCAGTTTGTGGTCGTACCGAGCAGGCTCGCAAGACGCTGTTCGTGCTCCAGCATCACGGCATTCGTGAGAGCAGGTGCAGCGATCTGACCCTCGAAACTCTGGATACCCTTCGCGTCCATGCGGTCGCGGAGAGCAACCGAGATCGTCGTCTGGGCCTCACGAAGCGGGATCGTGATGGTCTGGTCCTGCAGGCCGACATTGACCTGTTTGATGGACGAGCCAGGAGCCTTCACAAGCGACCGACCCGCGACCGACATACCCTGCCAATCGGTGCGGAAGAAGGTCCCCTTGAATGCCGTACCGCTGACATCGGTGCCGATGGTGTCGGGCCGAACAGTCGGTGCAGCCATACGGCTGATGAACAGCGACGGGTCATTCGCGATGGCCTCCATCGCCTGGGGGATTGTAACTGTTGCGGTAGACATAGCGGGTTCCTTCGAGAGGGGTCAGAGAAGAACAGGTACAGACAGGTTAGTCGACCAGAATCGACGGGATAACGATGCCAGTCCGGAGATCGCCAGCGGCGGTCGAGAGGGTACCGCCGCCAGGCTCGGAGCCGTAGCCGATGATCGCTCCGCACTGACGACGAGAGCCAGCGGCAGTCCACGGAACGAAGGTTCCGCCAGTCGCACAGGTGACCAGAGGCGTCGTGTACGGAATCGCGGTCGCTCCGCAGAGGAACAGGGCAGGACCACTGACAACGATCGAGACAGGCTCGCCGCTCGCGGCCGAATCGCTCTGAACGACGCCAACGAAGACATCGGTAGCAGCGGTGCAGGCGATGACGGTGCCGAGCGCCGACAGCTTCACTCCCTGGCCGACAGTGAGTGCTGCTCCGGCCGTGTAGGTCTGAGCGAAGGAACCAGGAATCGCAAACTGAAGTGAGGTAGCCATGACTTGTCTCCCAAAGGAAGGTTGATTTAGACGAGGATTCCGCTCTCGCGAGCCTTGTTGATGCGGCGATACATCTCAGTAACGAACGGCTGCGTACCCTTGCGAAGCTTGCCCTCCGCCTCGATGTCCGAGATGATATCGGCAGCAGACTTCTTCGTGTTCACGCTGCGGACTTCCACCTGGGGAGCGATACCCGAACCGCTGCGGAATGCCAGGCCGGTGAAGTCACCGAGCATCGCATCGGCAGAGACGACATCGCCCTTCGCCAGAGCCATCGCATACGAGCGAACATTCGCGGGGAGCAGGCGACCGCACTCGATGTGAGCCTGCACGACCTCGGCAATCTTCGCCTCGGCGTGAGGCGCAACCTTCGACGCGATACGCGCTGCGAGTGCTTCTGGTGCAGCAGAGTTCATCGTCGTGGTAGCGGTCGCTGCCTTCTGGCCCGAACCCTTACCAGACAGGCCTGCCTCGGCCTCGGCAGCTTCGTGCTCCACCAGGTTCTCGAGCGCATCGGTCATACCCTCATGATCCGCCAGATCTTCCTTCTGGAGTTCCATCAGTGCTGCGAGCTGCGTCTCGATCGCAGACAGGCGGTCAGCATACGGAGCCATCGATTCAACGATGAGGCCCTTCATCTGCTCCAACATCACATCATCCATCCGAAGCTTCACTTCCATTGTTTCCCTCGCGTAGAATCGGCGCTGCAAAGAACGCCTGTACATGGATACCACTTCAGCCGCGAGAGATCCAGAGAATGCCTCCGCGGGTAGGCCATCTCTTGCAGACGGGATGGCCTCAAAGAACCCGATGTCCACCAGGGCAGCAGCGAACATACATTCGCCGTTGACAATCGTTCCATCGGCCAACCGATATCCGCTAGCCAGGGCAATCGACAGGTCGAGCCATTCGCCGCTCTCAATCTGCGCGAATGCCTTCGGCGTCCATTCGATCATCGCATACAGGCCTGCCGGATATCCTTCCGCGCCCTCGCAAACATGGACATCGTAGATCGTTCCAGAACGCTCCAGAGTGCCCTTCGGCGCTGCACCTTGGATACGCATCTCGATCTCATGCATGTACGATACGGGGAGACCTTTCGCCTTCGCACCTTTCGCTTCTTGTGCGATGAACAGTTCAAGCGTAGCCTTCTCGATCTCTCGCAGCTTCGCCAGGTCGTAGACCCGTTCTTCCTGCTGCATCGTGAACGACAGGCCATACTCGTCGCTCTTCACAAGAGGCGATTCGGTCAGTTCCTTCTGATCCATCGGGAGCAGAAGATGCCACCTGGTCCGATCTTCGGAACCAGATCGCGGAACTGCTGCCCTGGCGAATAGGCTCCCGTCAACCCCATTGTTCTGGAGTTGAGCGAATGCGTATGCGGTAGGGCCGACAGACATTACTGGAACAGCGTGCAGAGTGCGACGACATCAGTGGCACTCACTCGGAGCAGCGTGATCACGCCACAATGGGCCGGAGCAATCGTGGCATCGCCTGTGTCTTGCACAAGGACGGTGACATTCGTGGTCCCCGTGATCACCAGATTGTTCGACGCTCCCGCATTGTAAGCCGAGAACGAAAAGCGATCGCCGATGCCCTTCAACAGGCCGCTCGTCGCATTCGTGATGTTCGCGAAGCTGGGAAGGGTGAGCGTGCGATTGGAGCCACCTGCATCGGCAGTGTAGAACCCCGTGAGCAGTTCGTCGACAGTGAGCACGACATTACCCGCCAGGGCTCCGCCGTCCGTACCTGCACCGTTACCGACAGTGAACGGAGGGAAGGCAACGGATCCGCCGCCATTCGCGTTCTCTCCACGGCCTGCGAAGATGGGATCAACGATTACGACTGCTGCTAATGGACCACGATTCGCCATACGACACCTCTTTGGAATGGCCTATCGCTACAGATGCAGCGGTAGGGTAGTCAATCGGACATTTCTAGGTTACGGTCGGTTCTGTCAACCGTTCTCGATGCGGAGTTATCGATGCTAACTAGGCGCGACAAAGAAGTCTTGAAGGCGATCCTGCTGCTCAGCAGTGCTCATGTCAACCCTGGTGTAAGGAGGATCGGCAAACTCACTTCTCCGCCGCTGTCTCACGCTCAAGTAGCGAAGGATGTTGAACGGTTGATCGAGAGAGGGTTCGTTCTGCGTGAGCCGAGAGATCGGGGCGAAGGCAGTTCGTTCAGACTGTCGCGGGAAGCTGTTGTACTGCTCAACGCCTATACCACCGAGCACAAGAAACCGCATATCTCCGAACTCGTATCGCGTCTGGAAGATGCACCTGGCGACACCATCCCCATACGGTTCCGAGATCGGTGAGGCCAGGCTCAGATCGGTGCAGCAGTGTCCTCGTCCTCGACAGCTTCTGCGAACGAGTAGACATAGATGCATCGGCAGGCATTCCCATACGGGCCGAGTGTGCTCTTGCAGTCGAAGAGCGGAGGCCTGTACTTGATGTACTCTGGCGAGCCGTAATCGAAATCACTCCCGTCGAGAGCGGAGCAGTTTGAGCAGGTGGCTCGGTCCATGATGGCTGAGTAGGTCACCTTCTTGATCTTCGGTGCAAAGTCGCGAGCCGTCTGCTCCCGAACCAGATTGTTCACAGTGTTGACTGTTGCCATCGTGTATCGGCCGTAGGTCTCCTTCGGGATCGCCAGGGCAGCGACTTCGGCTACGGATCTGGTACCGAGTGCCGCTGTTGTCGCAGCCTGCAAGAGCCGAGTGTTCCAGTCGTCGTTGAGCCGCTTCGCGAGGATGGCAGCATTCGTCTCGATGACGTCCTCAACCGCTGCTGCATACACAGCTTCTTCCTTGTCGGGGATGAACTTTGATCCCACTTGATTCCGCACTTCTTCCATCATCTGCCGACGAGACATCTTCGCCCACTGCGACAAGCGGTGCAGCAGGATCGCTTCGTATGCGTCTGGAGTGAAATCGTACACGATGCCGGCCTCGGGAACCTTGCCTGCCTTGATCGATGCCGATGCCCTGTTAGCAAACTCCGCAGAGTGCTTCTTCATCTGCTTCTGCAGCTCGCGCATCAGATCGGTGTTCTCTGCATCTGTGAGCAGGTAGAGCGTAGCCCAGGCAACGGACTGTTCAATCGGCAGAAGCGGTCGATGCGTCTGGAACTTCGCGCCATCTCTGCCGATGATGGTGATGTCGGGCTTCTTGGCAGCAGTCGTGATGCCTGCTGCAGATGCCAGACTCTTGGACTTGCCTCGGATGCTGTTGAACTCCGCAACCTTGCGCTCAGACCATCCTCTCGCTGCATCGCCTCCCCATAGGTCCCAGGCGACGCGTCCGTTCGACGGGAAGCCATCTTCACCCGCTTCGAACCCCTCGGCCTTAGCATCGCCCTGGTGTCTGTCGAAGTAGGCCTTCATGCGCCGCACAGTCTCTTCGGACAGGTTCTTGCGGTTCGCGATGTCTCTCGCCCTGGCGACGCCGACAGCGGTTCCGCCACGACCGTACTCTCGACGCCATTCCAGAGCTCGCTTGGCAACCTTCGCCATCCCTGTCGTCGGCTTCGTGTCAACATCGCCTAGGTTCTTTGCCCTGTTCTTCTGCTGCACCATACCTTCCGATGGTGCAGGGAGGTCGTCAAACGGGGCCTCGGCAGCAGACTCGTCCATGCCAGATTCGACAACATCGTTCGCGACCTGCTCCAGTGCGACAGACTGCACCTGCGAAGCTTCGGACTTGGCATCGTCGATAGCGATGGCGTCTTTCGCCTGCACATCGGAGGTGAACGGAACGCCGACTGTGTCGCACAGTGTCTGGATCTCGCTGTCAGTGTAGACGAGTTCACCTGTTGCCCTGGTCATCGTTCTGATCTCGGCAACCTGCTTCCAGACATCAATCACTTCGCTGTCGGATCGCGTCATGATGCCATCGATACGAAGTTCGGGCAGCACTGCTAGGTCGCCGACGAGCATCTGGCAGGCTGCTTCAATCCACGGCCTGCGACTGCTCTTGATCTGCGATGCGTACCCTTGAAGCTGTCGGAGCCGTTCCTGCTGCTGCACCTCCATCAGATTGTACGAGCCTCCGCTCTGCCCGATTTCTGTGGCGAGTGCGCCGAGTGAGCGGAGCAGCTCCTTGTCGAAGTATTCCATCGCAGCGATGAAGCCTGTGTCGGAATCAAACTCCATCATCTCCATCGTTACGCCAGGTGGCAGACCCATGTAGGCCTGTCCGGAGTAGAAGAAGTCCTTCGCCGCCTGGGCGATTGAATCCGATACGCCTTTCGCCTTCGCGCTGTCGGCATCCATTCGGAATACGGGGAAGCCGTTACCCCACTTGCGGCGATGCATCAGAGCCGAGACGAACCACTCTGTCTTACCCTGCGATGCGTACCACGCTGCACGAAGGTCGGAGAGGCCTTCCAGATTGAGGCCGATGCGCTGATTCGTGACGAGAAGCAGCTTCCGCGAATCGATGACAGGCATACCCTGCACCGTTACTCCAGTGATCGGGATGTCTGCGAGCAGGCCAGGCGATCCAGAGGCATTCTGCACGATACCGCACCATCTTTCTTTCTGATCCCAGAGCCATCGCAGGACCGACGACTGAGCGCGATGCTCGACGAAGGTTGTCCGACGACGACCCTGCAGACGAGGGTCGATGCCGAACTCGTGCAGTACGAAGCCTGGTACCATCGCGTAGGCCTGTTCACGGATGATCTGCGAAGGATCGACGTCTGGATTGTGATACCACTCCAAGTTCAAGATCTCTGCTGCACGAACCGTCGATTCCTTCGCCTTCTGCGACAGTACCGCTCTCGTCGTCGCGTCGAGGCCAGGTGCATACACCAGAGCATCCCAGTCAACATCTGGTGCAGCATAGTACTCGGAAGCTTGTGCGACCCGTTCCACTGTCGCTCGGATGGCGTTACGCGCAACAGGGTTGGAGCGAGCCATCCGTTCAAACTCGCCCTGGTCGTAGGTGAGGCCTCGAGCGAGCAGAGGCTTCAACTGTTGTTTGTTCTCGACCTGGGGGAGACCTCCGGCCGTAACGGTTCCCGACAGACCCTGCTTCACATCGTACTCGGCAACATCTGCGACGACAGTGAGGTATCGGCCCATCGAGCCAGGCATCCTGTTCCGTAGCGAGACAGGGCTACCAGACGACTGCACCAGAAGCACTTCTGACTTGACGGAATCTTCGCTCTTGCGCGAACTGTCTCGGTACATTCTGGAATCATCGACCATCGTGCGATACATCGTCGGATCCCACCCGTTGAGCCTGGCCGACTGAGCAGGTGCAGGTTGGGAAGGTGCAGGTGCAGGCGGATCGCCTGCGATGGCCTTCCACAGCTTCGTTTCAGTCACGATCTTTCGGGCACGATCTTTCAAGGACATACGGCCTCCAGAGGCTGTCGGTATGGTCAACAGCCATCCTCCTAGCAAGTGGACACTCCGCGGTCACTTGGAAACAGCCTGTTCTGTCAAGTGACTTGAGTGCCAGGCCGTCACAGGCCGTTCGTTGCCTTCCATGACCGCTGCATCTGCATCAACAGGTCTGCTGACTTCTCCACGAACCGCTCGACGCCTCCAGAGATCAATGGCTCGTCTCGGATATCTACTCCCAGAAGGTGCGGAAGGACGAACCGAGCTCCGTGGACCAGAGCGTCGATACGGCCTGGCGACCATCTCTTCTGTCCAGAAGGTGGATCGGGGTTCCAGGTTGTCATCTCGTCCTCGAGTGATTCCAGCCTGCCTACATGATGGAACAGGCCTCGTCGGTACAGTGCTGCGACTGGAACCGCTCTCGATGCCTTGTCGCCGACTGCACGAACCAGAGTTACGGGAACCCTGGGGTCAACCGATGCGATGGTGAGGCGGACCATCTCGCCACCTTGATTCGCCTCGGCGACGATGTTGCCTGCACCGAGCCTCCAATACAGGTCAACAGCCTTCCTCGCCCACTCGTTCGGAGCCATACGGCCGGAGGCATCCTCTACGACATAGGCCTCGGAGTGCGATGCACCTATCGCAACGATACCAGCTTCGTCGCTCGTTTCTTGACCAGACAGCGACGGATCAATCGAGATGCAGAACCTGTCAAGACGCGGTGCCTCCAATACACGGTTCCTGTCGATCTCTTCGAAAGACCAGAGCGATCCAGAGGAATCGTCGACATACTCGCCGAGCAAGAACCTGGCTCGCCGCCTGCTGTCCATCGATTCCAGTTCTGCGATGTAGTCTGCAGGCAACAGCGGATTGTCCTTCGGGTTGACCTGCTCAGCCAGATACCACTCTGGACGCAACAGCGGTCCTCCCGAAGGGTTCTTGCCGCGAAGAAACTCCTCGGCTGTCCAGTGCTTCGTTCCAGAGGGATTGAGGTCATAGAACATACGAACAGGCATCGGCCGACCGTTCGCATACTTGGACACCTGCGATAGCCGTGACCGAACCAGGGGAACCACCGACCAGGGGATTTGACTGCACTCGTTGAGGTAGATGGAGGTGAACTCCAGTCCGAGCAGCTTCTCGACCCGCTGTTCGTTGTCGAGGCCGGAGAAGATGATCTCAGAGCCGTTCGGGAAGCGAGCCACCTGGTCCGAGTGATTTACGATGGCTTTGATCTGCGGGAAGCGATGCCGCATCACATCGGCAAAGGTCGTGAGCAGGATGGTCATCCGCACTGCGTTATGATGCAGCCGAGCCACCAGGTGAGCCGACCTCGGCGCGAGCAGTGCTCTCAAGATCAGCGAGTAGATGATCATGTATGTCTTGCCAGATCGGGAGCCTCCGTAGATCAATACATGCCGAGGGTTCTTCTCGGCGATCTTGTCCCAGACCATCATCTGTCGGCGGTTCCAGTCTGGCGCGGCTGCACCTTCGTCGACGCCTGGCGAAGCTGTCATGTCTGCGACTGGGAGAAGGTGATCACGATGGGAGTTTCCTTCTCACCGTTGCCTGCTGCCATCCCGCCGAGTTGAACCTTCTTGGCAGGTGTCTCGTCGTACTCTTCGCGAAGCTGCTTCGTGAGGACTTCCAACAGTCTCGCTACTTCCCCTGGCGAGGCCTGGGCGAAGTCGATGTTCATCATCTCGGTTCCTGCCTTCCGCAGTGTGTTCGCGAGGACTGCTCTGCGAAGCTTCCTGCTCTTGACCCGTTCTTCCAGTTCAGCCTCGAGGTCGCGCCGCTCGATGTAGGTATCGAGAGCGAGTGCTCGCTCCTTCCAGCGATGCTTCTGCGAGACCGTGTACCATTGACCAGGGGCTCCATCGGGCTTCTTTTTGCCTGTGAAGCGAGCGTGAGCCTCTCGGACGGTTCTGTCTACGGGCGGGATGTCTCGATAGCACTGGAACCATACGTAGTGTCGATCTGGCTCAGCCTTCTGCCGCTCCCACGGACGACCCTCATCGAACAGGCCATCGTCGTCTTTCTGCTTCTTCTTGCGGAACATGATCCTCCGGAGTGCTGCTGCTGACAGTGCAACGGTAGAAGATGCTGCCAGAAGTGTCCAGAGGTGCAGCCTGCACCGATGCCAGGTGCAGCTTCTGCTGGGATGCAAAAGAATACTGAGCATCGGGCCTGGCAAGAAAGTTCCCGACTTCACGAGTTTTGGAGGAGATAGAGGGTGAAGATTCATCAATGAAACGCTTGCATTGTAAAGCGTGGCGGTTTATCATGCTCTCACGGAAAGGTTCCGCTCGCCACGAAAGGACAGCACAATGACCACTTACACTCGCACCGATGTTCTCGCCCTCCGCGCTGCTTCTGAGGAAGCTTCCAATAACTACCGCTCGGTCTGGAAGTTCAACACCGACCCTGCTCGCCGCGCCGACCTGCCTCGCCTGGAGGCCATCGCTGACGCTGCATACGCCGAGCTCTGCCGCGTCCGCGACATTGTCGCTGCTGCCGAGCTTGCTGAGTTCTCCAAGTAACCTGCCTTTCCCCGCTGTCACACAAGGACACAAGATGAACACTCCCGACGCCATCGACTTCGCCATCGCAGAAATCACCGCACTCGCCCTCGCCAAGTTCTGCGAGCAGGAGAGGCCCATCATGCAGGACATCGAGCAGTTCGTGTCCGACATCAACGACGACCGCTTCCAGTTCAATCACACTTTCGTCGTTGAGATCTCTGGGACTGTCTGGCGCAAGACTCGCCCCGATTCGTACTTCCGCCAGGTGGCGAAGCAGGCCTTCACCGATCTGCAGGCCAATACCGAGGCCTTCTACGGAGGCCTCGACTACAAGACCTTCTCGCTTCAGAACCGCGCCATCTGGGATCGCGCAGAAGAGGCTGGATGCAGTGCGCTCGTTCGTTACTTCATCCGCACTTCGCCCCGCTAGGCCACCTGGCATCGGTGCTCTGCACCTGCCCTACCCTGCCCTGCTGCCCCACCCTGCCTCACCCATGCCTCGCCGAGAGGCGCAACGACAAGGACAACCGATGAACAGTCCGTTCCCTTACAATCTCGACCAGGTTCTTCTCTTGGAGGCAGAAGCTGCAAGATGCCTCTGCGAAGTGATCGCGTCCGTCCGTGGCGAGCGACGCCTTCCGCCCGACTTCGGCGAGCGAGCGAGGCGCGTCATCAACGCACTGCCCGATGATGGTGCCTACGACACTACGGCGGATGTTTTGGCATCGTGCCAGGCCCTCGCCTCGACGATCGGCCGCATGACGCATCTGATGGCCTGGCGTATGACGGGAGGCAAGGTTCCTCGCGAGCCTGCAAACTAACTCCAGAACTCGGGGCGGAAGTTAGCCTGCCTTATGTTATGTTCTATACATGTAGTACATGTAGAACAATGCGCCTCAACCTCCTGGCGTCGCCATACCCAGACTTCGGGAACCGCGCAAGAGCAAAATCGGCGTCGAGGCCTGGGCGATGCCGGCCTACGATGCAGCACTGTCAACCGACGAGGCCAGGTGCAGCTTCCCGACACTTGAACTTTCTTCGGTGAAGGTAAGAATAGACCTTGCATTGTAAAGCGGTGCAGTTTATTCTATCATCCATCAACCCCTGGCTCCGGCCACAGACAAGGACCCCGTCATGCACTCCACAGCCGCCATCACCGACACCATCATCGAGGTTTACACTCCTGCCGAGGCCATCGCGAAGGCAGCAGTCAAGGCGCATCGCATCGCGATGGCAGCAGCCGAGATTGACTTCGCTCGCAAACTGATCCGCCAGGTGTCGCTCTCGCGGTGGACGCTGCTCCAGTCTGGCATGTCGGAGCAGGCTGCTGACGCACTGCTCAGCACCATCCGCGACCTCGAGCGCAACATCACTGACGCTGCCTACGCTGCCGACAACACTGCTCGCGACGCCGAGAGCTCGATGCTCGACCTGGCCGACAGCTTCTCGAAGTAACCTTCCCCCTGCTCGCAAAGGACACCAGATGAACGACAAGAAGTCTACCGCTGCTGCCAATCGCTTCGTTCGCCTCAAGAGCAAGCGAGACAATCACGGCTACTACAACCCGACCACAGGGTTCTCTCTGGACATCAACGCCTATCTCGACTTCGCCGCTGCTGCTGACGAAGCTTGGCAGCACTACGAGCACTTCCGCCACCTGGCATCCATCGCTGTCATCCAGACGCTCCCCTCGCACCTGGCCGACCTCGTCAAGACTGACATCGATGCAGCCTACCGCACTGCGAAGGCAGAGCGGGATGAGGCTCACAAGAACTTCATCCGTAACAGCGATGCAGATGCTCACTTCGAGGCCATCGCGCACTATCGTTTCAACCTGTCTGCACAGGCCCACTAGAACCCTCCCCTTCGGCTACGGCCGAGCACCGCAAGGACAAGAAATGGTCAGTCACAACGAGCGTATCACTTCCCTCGCCAACATCGTCATCGCTCCAGAGCAGACGGTCGGCGCTTCCCTCAACTGGAGCATCCCCGAAGGTGTCAAACTCCCCGCTGCCCTGGTGAAGCAGGCGGTGACCGACAACAGTCTGCCCGAGAATGTCTTCGGACAGCCGACTGAACCGCTCTGGCAGTTCAAGTTCTGGCACTACCGAGCCAGGGTTCCAGGTCGTCGTCGCAACGAGCGCGAGATCATCAGTGCTCCTGCTCGGCACCAGTCCAACGACCTGGTGTCGTTCGTCTACTCGGTGAACATCGACAGCACCGAGGACGAGAAGGGTCGCTTGATCCCTGTCGGCAGCGTCACCTTCAACATCGCCGACGAGCAGTTCTGGTGGAGATTCGATGTCGGTGCGATGCAGCCTGGCGAGACCGACAGCGACTACCTCGATCGCGCTCTGGCAGCTCACGACCCTGCTCACGGCATCGAGGACAAGGACTTGGCATCCTTCCGCTCGTACGCCATCCATACGCTGAACGATGTCGCGATCTTCGCACAAGAGCCGTACTACAATGGCAACAGCATTCGCGATGGAGTGAGCCACTACTTCCGCAAGGTAGGCGGCTACTCCATGAGTGCTCGCGGAGGCTTCTGGTACCTGCCTCGCATCGAGGGTCAGCCCGACAAGTGTCCGTTGACCAGGGCCGAGGCGATGATGGCTGCTGTCGAGACAGCTTCAGAGAAGAAGTGCAGATTCTTCCGCCTCACGATGCCGAAGGATGCCTCTACGACTGAGATGGCGTCCGAGTTCGTGTCGTCGGGACTGGCTGAGCGGATCAACGACATCCGCGAGAAGGTTGCCAAGATTGAAGAGGTCACTCGCAAAGGGCAGCACTCCACCAGGTTGGAGGAGCTTGCCTCCATCCGACAGGACATCGCACTGTACCGCGACATCCTCGGCCTGTTGGATACCGACCTGCTGCAGAGTGCCGACGAGGTCACCACGATGATCCAAGAGCAGGTCAGTCGCTTTGAACTGCCGAGCGGTGACTTGCCTGCACCTGAGAAGCCTGCCCGAACTTCCACCAGGGGCGACCGCACTGCGAGGCCGGCCTCCGAAGCACCTGGCGAAGCACCTGTCGCCGATGCAGCCTGCACCATCTTCACCGCCGAAGAAGTGGAACAGGCTGCAGACACGATGGCAGGCTTCGCGATGGACATCGCAGCAGGCGAGATCATCACCTACGAGTTCCCTGGTAAGGGAGCGATCTCGCTCGAAGAGGACTTCTCGTTCGGCTACCTCTGGACCCTGTCTTTGACAGCTTCTGGCTCGGAGGTCGTCACAGGGTTCTCGGACAGCATCGGCGATGCGATCCGCGATGCAGCGCAACAGGCCTCGGCCGCTGCCAAGTAGCCAAAAGAATACTTCAAGAGAAAGTTCCCGACGATCTCGTTTGCTCCTCTGTTTTGGAGAGCTACGCGCCTACCATCCTGCCGAAGAAACACTTGCATAGTAAAGCGGTGCGCTTTATAATGCTTCTATCAGGCAGTCACGGTGACCACCTGGTCAACATCGCACAAGGACAAGACAATGAACAGCATCAACGAAACCGCCAACCTTCCCGCCACTCTGCTCGCCACGATCGCCCGTCTCGAGAAGGCAGTCGAGAATCACTCAGCCGCTGCTGCTGCTGCTACTCACGCCGAGGACCGCGCCTGGCATTCGTTCTGCGAACTTGAGGCACTTCGCCTCCTTGACCTTCGCCGCCGCTTCTACCTCACCGTCACGCTCTAATCCAACTCCCCCCCCTGTCACGCAAGGACAAGACAATGGATACCGTCAACGACACCGTCAACATCGCCAACATCGAATCCAACAGCTTCTCGGCAGAGCAGCTCGCTTACATCGCAGAGGAGAAGGAAAGGGCCGACCGCTGGAACCATCCCGATGCTGTCGCCGCTCGCCAGGCCGAGCAGGATGCTGAGAAGGCAAAGGATGAGGCAGAGCGCAAGGCAAAGCGTAAGGAGGCTCGCGCCGCTCGCAAGGCTCGCAATCGCGGCGATGATGGCCGTTACCAGAAGCCGACCGCACTCGAGCAGTTTCACATCAAGATGATGGCAGCATACTACAACGACAGCCTTCCTACCTGGGTCGACACTCGCGCCGCTGTTCGCGTGGATGTCGTCCACCTGGTGGACTGCACCTTCACGATGTCGAGGGAGTGTGAGCCTGTCAGCCTCGACAGCATCGAGATCATCACGAACGCCATCTGTGCAAAGTACGGCATCTCCCTCGCACTCGCCTAGCCGAGCGCAACAGTCGCAGGGTCCGGCCTGCATCTGGCTCGCAACCAGACTGCGACACTCTCCCCCCCGCTGCCTCAGCAGCACAACCGACAGGATAGAAGCTCATGACCTACCGCGACCCCCTTTCCCTGCAGTCCCTTCTGTTCACCGCCGTCCGCGCACTCGGAGGCACCTGGCATCCTGCTCCCTCTGCCATCGGCGACATCGCCATCGCTGCTGACGAGAGCCAGTCGCTCGATGATGGCAACGAGATGAAGCTTCGCATCGTGATCACCGCTGTCGGCATCGACACTGACAGCCCGAAGCTGCACCTTTCTCACTTCGTCAGCGTGAGGATGCCCACTCACCGTGAATCCATTGCCCCGTCGATGGCCTGCTGCTCCGTCTGGCCTTGTGCATTCGACAGCGTAGACAGCATCATCGAGGCCTACGATGCGGCGGCTGAGTATGTCAACGACAGGAAGGCAACGATGATCCTCGCTGTCGAGGCCAGTCGCGGCATCTAACCTGGCTGAACCCTTCCCTCACCCTCCCCGCCTGGCGAACTTCCCCATACGCCAGGCCCGACACAAGGACACCCGATGAAGACAGCACTCGAAAGACTCCGCGAAATCTCAGCCGACCTCAACCGCCGCTTCCCCTGTCGCAAAGACGAGATCATGGGGACGATGCTCTGCCTGCTCACCGGCGAACTCAAGATCGATATCGGCACCAGAGGCGATGGCAAGACCGCTCTTGCTAGGGCACTCAACGACTACTTCACCGATGCCTCGTTCTTCATGGCACCGATGTCCAAGAGCACGACTGTCGAGGACCTGTTCGGCGGACCCGACCTCGTTGCGCTGCAGAACAACGAGTTCCGCCGAGCGACGAAAGGTCGCGCCGCTGCTACTCACATCGTGTTCTTTGACGAGATGTTCAAAGGTTCGGAAGCTGTCGCCCAGTCGCTGCTCAACCCGCTGTCGGAGCGCATCTTCGAAGGTGTCGAGATGCCGCTCATCATCGCCACCTGTGCGAGTAACGAACTGCCCTACGAGATCCGTGGACAGAAGGATGGCAAGGTTCTCCCTCCGAGGCCTGGCGAGGACAGCCTGATGCCGCTCATGGATCGGTTCATCCTCAAGTATGTCGTTCAGACGATTGAGCCTGGTACCCCAGAGTGGAAGCAGGTTGTCCATCAGCGCGTCAACCGCACCATCGGCACCGATGCCCGTATCAGCGTGGAAGAGATCGCACCGCTTCGCCAGGCCATCTGGAGTGTGAAGCTGTCCGAGGCTGTCGAGGACAAGGTTGACGAGCTTGCCATCAACCTCAAGAGTGGTGTCGGGCCGAGCAATCGCAAGGTGGATGTCTCCGTCCGCACCTTCGGAAAGGTGGGAACCTTGCTCCGAGCGTATGCAGCCTGGCTCGGCGACACCGAGGTCTCCAAGAAGCACTTCGAGGTCTTGGAGCATGCTCTGTGGAACACTCCCGATCAGCGGGAAGTCGTGCGCGAGGCCATCATCAACATCGGGAGTGTTGTCGAGCGGGATTGCGCGTCGACGGTTCGCTCCGTTCTTGACCTGGTCGTCGCCCTCGAATCGAACAGGCTCAGCCTCAAAGATGGGAAGCTGGAGCAGTCGCCGACAGAGGTCGCACCTGCACTCCGCATCGGCTGTCACGAAGCTGTTATCAAGCGGATCGACAGCGAGGTCTTTGAACTTCAGTCTGGCCTGCCTCCCCAGATGGACGCCGACGACTACGCTTGCCTGCAGGTTGCGCTCACCACGATGCGCGACACCAGGGCAGTCGTCCTGCGGAACATGACGATGCGCGTCACTGCTGCACCTGGCCGAATTCTGCGATAGACCGCTTTACATACACGGCGCAACAGTTTAGAAGGAAGGCAAGGACGCATGAAACTCAAAGATCACAACATACGGCTCGACCTGTCGGCCATCACCCGCAACCGCTACGGACGAGCTCGCGACACAATGGCTCCGCTCCAGGCGGCGGAGCAGGCTGTCACGGACCTGCTCGGCAGCGGAGGCCCATACCTCACCCGCGATCTGTGGTCGTCGTTCTACGCTCCAGAGAGCAAGGTTGACAGCAGCACTGACGGTTCCAACCTGCACCGCCTGGCGGACTACCTGCTCCAAACTGTGAACGAGGCCGGCATCCTCGCTGATGTCCACGACAAGACCCAGGGCAGCACGATGTCCAGCGTTGAGGCCTGCCTCGCAGCGATGGAAGTTCTCAAGGAGATGCCGCTGCCAGAGCCTCCGCAAGAAGAGGCACAAGTCACGATGCAGCGCGACAACGGTGATACCCAGGTGATCACCGCAAGCGACGACAAGGTGTCTGTCTCGATGACCACAGCTTCTGGAAGCACTGTCACCAAGACAGTCGCCGCGAAGGATGGCGAGTCTGGCCGCTCGATGATGGACAAGATCATCGAGAAGCAGCGCGACAAGGGCTACCGCGTCACCGAAATGAAGTCGGTTGACGAGGCCTTCGACGCTCGGCTCGGTAATGCTCTGGATGCCATCGAGAAGGACCAGGCTCTGTCCGCTAGGCTCCGCCAGGTTGCCTCTGACAGCTTCGCCGAAGCACTCGAGGACATCGCATCGCAGGATGCAGCATTCGTGATGGCTTACGGCAAGGATGCAGGCAAGGAAGCAAGCCGAGACCCCTCGACTGAGGACCTTGCTCTGGTGCAGCAGTTGAGCACTCCGAACCTTCGGAGTTTCATCGCCAAGATCGGTCGGTTCTTGGACGCATTCGGCTCGTCAAGCATCCCCGACAAGGTTCGGGGAGCCTTCGCCGTGGACGGCATCGAGCTCACCGACCAGGTCAGCCGCCTTACGCCGACAGAGGTGGCGATGTTCACTGTCCCAGGCCTGCGAGCGTATCAAACTGTTCGCCTCGTTACGCGCCAGACATTCGGCTACCGCAAGACACAGCTCGGCACGAAGCAGTCTGGACCCTTCCTCGTCTCGCTCGACACAAGCGAATCGATGTCGTGGCCCGACCGCGACTGGCCGACACCTGCTGCCTATGCAGCAGCAGCAGCACTCGCAGCAGCAGAAGAGGGTCGCAAGGTGTCGGTAGTCACATTCTCGACCGCGACGCACGACCTGCAGGCCGATCTTGAGACACCTGGCGGAAGGGTCGCTTTCATCAAGCGCATGATGAGCATTCGGCCTGCTCACGGAACAGACTTCAACGGAACGGTGGATGCAGCAGCGAAGCTGGATGCCGATGCTGATGTCCTGCTGATCTCGGATGGCGATGGGCCTCTTGATCAAGACCAGGCTCGCTCGGTGTTCGCCTCTCGCAGACTGCACTACCTTGTCGTCGGAGCAGGCTCTGGCAAGAACTCGACACTCATGGACCTCGCTGGAGAGCGAGCAGTGTCGGTGACTTCACTCAACGATGAGCAGGCTGCAATCCTCGCAGCTTCGTCCATCATCACCCGATAGGAGACAAGATGAATACGCCAGAAGCTTCCAACAGTTCCAAGAGATACGGAGACACCTTTCAACCGACACGAGCTCTGGCGATGCGCCGCGCTCAACTCGGCGTCACGATCACATCGCTTGGCAAGGCATCGGGAATGTCAAAACAGCATCTCGCCCAGGTGATCTCGGAGCGGAGGCCTGTCAGCCTTCCAATGATTCGACGGATGGCGATGCTGTTGCACTGCCCTCCCGAACTGCTGATATCTGAGGACCCGACAGGTGTCATCGGGTTCCCGACACCTCCGGCCGCCTGGCTCGATGTGATCGAGGCCAATCGCGGAACGCTCGGCTTCAACGACATCACCAGAGTTCCCGCCTGGTCGTTCTACGAAGCACTGCTGCACGAAACACTCTCACAACAGAACACGAAGTAACGAGCCGAGAACTTCCCCTCCTCGGTTGCACAAGAAGGACGCATCATGAAGAAACTACCTTCCCTCACGAACAGTGAGCGGTCGTCGGCAGCCTGCCCTCAAAGATGGCTGCTGCGATACGGCCTCGGCCTCCGCAGCACTGTTACCTCGCCTGCCATCCATGTCGGCTCGTTCGTTCACGCTGCTATCGAGCGGCTGAACAATGTCGGGCCTCGGCTCTGGACCAGGCATTCCGCACGACTGGCGATTGAGCAGGCGAAGCAGCAGGCCATCACAGATGCTCAGGCAATCTTGGCAGCTTCTTCTTCGATGGTAGCAGGCCTATCCGATGCGGAGCAGTCTGCTATCGATTGCGCTGCCATCGCCTGCACCATCATGGACGGATACATCGCCAGGTGGAGGTCCGACGAGGACTGGGTCGTACACGCCAACGAGAAGGCATTCGAGTACAGGCTCCGAGACCCGCGAACAGGCAAACTCGCGCCGACACTCGCAGCAGGCAAGATCGACCGCATCATCGAGAAGAACGGTCAGTTCTGGATCGTTGAGACAAAGACGACCGCTCTGCCTGTTGCCGAATGGGTGGAGCGCAATCGCCGTAGTCCGCAAGTTCTGACATACGCTGCTGCTGCACGACACCTCGGCTTCCCTGTGGTCGGCGTGATCTTCGACCTGGTCAACTCCAAGCCTAGTCGCCGTGGAAGCGAGCTCGCAGTGTTGAAGGATGGCAGCAGGCTCGCCAAGCCATCGGGCCTACCGTACTGCACCGCTACTGAGTTTCGCGCCGCTGTCATGAGCGTCCACGGAAGCTTGGAGAATGGCCTGGCTACGGTGGACTGGTACCGAGAGACGCTGCTCTCTCTGGAGCACCGCGACGAGAGCGGATTCTGGTATCACCGAGAGGCCTGCTACTTCGGCCCTGGCGAGATCGACCGAGTTCGGGAAGAAATCTTTGCAGCTTCCAAACGGGTCGCCGCCTGGCGGAAACGCATCGAGAAGGAAGATGCCAAGTACGACGACCCCAGGTCTCCGGATGCCATCATCGGCATACTGAGCGCAACAGTCGCAGACTTCCCGCGAGAAGCTTCCCTCTGTTGGCAATACAACAGGCTATGCAGTTACGCTCCCATCTGCTCGACGCACCATCCCGCAGACTTGATCCCATACGGCCGGAGCACTTCTGCTTACGGTCACGACGAACTCCACTCTGCGGAAGATGCTTCCGCGCTCGATAAGTAAGGCAATACCATGAGGTTACTGACAGCACGACAGACATACGAGAAGAAGCCGTTCTTGAAGGTTGCGGTGATGGGTCAGTCTGGTGCAGGCAAGACGCACTTCGCCGCTCGTTCGCCCAGGCCGCTGATCCTGCTCACCGAGGTGCAGGCTCTGCCGAGCATCATGATGGCGAACCCAGAAGCCATCGTCCTGCCGATCACCAGGTGGAACGACTTTCGGGAGGCCTTCAACGCCATCAAGATGGGTCGGCCGACCACGATCACCGTCAACGGAGAGGAACAGCCTGCTCTGGAGGTCACCCTCGGCGGTGATACGGTTGCGGTGCAGACGCTCGTTCTCGACACGATGACCGACCTCCAGCGACTGGCCTTCGACAGCATGATCAAGGCAGACGGCCCGAACGGGATGGACAGGTTCGACTTCCAGACAGCTTCGCTGAACCTGTCGATTGACAAGCATGGAGTACTCCACTCCGCCGCCGAGGAGATCTGGCGACAGCAGCGAGCACTCCAGATCAACACAGTGTTCCTGTTTCTCACCCGCGATGTTCAAGACGATGCAGGCATCAAACAGACCCTGCCGATGCTGACGGGTAGCAAGCTCCCGTACTCGATGGGGCAATACTTCAACGCATCTGGTCTCGCCCAGGTTCGCCGCTCGGATGGCGGTTCTCTGCAGCACTTGATTCGATGGAGCACTCCGTCCGCTGCTGCCATCACGAAGCCTGGTCCTGGATGGCCGAATGTGACCGTGAACAGTGCGACACCTGGCGAGACTTCGCTTGGCTCCCTGCTTCTGTTCACCTTCCCCGATCTGTCGGTGGCTCATGAGCCTCACGACAGTGCCGAGTTCGTTTCCCGCGCTGTTGTCGCGCCTGCATCTTCCGCTTCCGCTGCTGCTCCACAGGCTGCTGCTCACGCTGCTGCACCTGTCGCCCAGGCCGCACCTACCTCCACCATCATCGCTGGATCCTCCAGCAACATCACCCGCCGTCGGCGGTAAGGCAAAGTCATGTTCAACCCTTTCGATAACTCCTACGACAAGCTCAATCTGGACTCGTCTCCGTTCCCTGAGGGGAGGCACCTGGTCTTCATCAGCGAAGCTGGCCTCCACATCTCGAAGAACGGTAAGCCTGCCATCGAGGTGACCTTCGATGTCCTCGACCCGAACAGCGCGAGCCACGGGAAGCGGCTTCGCTGGGTGAAGTACTGGACGAGCACTCCCTCGCTCTGGCGTCTCGCGAACCTTTGCCGCGCTTGCCACACGAAGATCGGCCCGTTCGACATGAGCAGCGAGGTCTCGATCAAAGAGGCCCTGCTCGACCAGATCCTCGCCATCACGGTCACTCACAAGAAGGAGGACTACAATGGCAAGGAGAAGCTTCGCATCGAGCCAGAGAAGCACGAGCAGATCACGCCCGACGAGGCTGCTCGGCTCCGCGAAGAGTACGGCGACACGATGCTTCCGCCGCTGTCCGAGGCCGACGACGATGCACCTGCTCACGATGCCGGCCCTGGCTACGGCGGAGTGACGAGCAAGTCTGCTGCACCTGGTAACGGTTTCAGCGATGACGATGGGATCCCGTTCTAATGACGACTGACCCTCGCATCAATCGCATCCGAGCCAGGCTTCTCTGGATGATGGCGAAGTCCGCATTGTCGGACGATGGCGCAACAGCCATCATCGCTGTCAAGAGTTGCTATGCAGCACTCGAGATCGGGAGCGAGGCGGAACTGTGCGAGGTCACCCGATGCCTGCCATCGGGGATCTCTGTCGAGAGCGAAGCTGGTAACCTGCTCGTAAGGTTCGCTCTGGATAGAGATGATGTCACGGAGGTTGCCATCTACTGGAGGGCAAAGACAGGCCGCGACAAGAGGACGCAGTTCACGGTGAAGAGGCTGTCGTTGATCCGAGCCAGGTTGCGCGAAGGTTGGACAGTGCAAGACTGCAAGAAGGCGGTCGACGCCTGCACCGCTTCGGACTTCCACAATGGCAAGAACGACAACGGCGTCCGATACAACGACATCGCTCACATCTTCAGTCCAGAACGGTTCGAAAGATGGATGTCGGCAAAGAAACCGCTGTCGGTAACAGACACCACCGATGTGACTGAGCAGACGATTCGCAGGCGGTCGCAAGAAAGGAACGGACGATGAGGGAAACGCCGACACAATTCCTGTCGAGGAATGGCATCAAATACGACGAGAGCGGTGCAGGCCGAGAGATAGTGATGGACTGCCCTTCTTGCGGGAAGAAGGGTCACTGCTTCGTCAACTCGGCCACTTGGCTATGGAACTGCAAACGATGCGATGCTCGCGGTAACGAAGCTTCGTTGAAGGTGTCGCTCGGCCTGCAATACGATGTCTCAGCCGTTTCGGATAAAGGTTCCGTGACAAGGGTCGCGGATGATGCCTTCGCGAGACAGCTTCTGGATGCCAGGGGCAAGAGCAGCGTCGAGACCTGGGCGAACAATCTGATGCACCATCCATCGGCGGCGAGGGCGCGAAAGTATCTGCAGGACAGAGGCCTGTCGGCAGACTTGTGTCACAAGTTCTGCGTAGGATGGTGCGCGAACCCAGACGGAACGACCCAGACACAATCACGAAGGGTCGTGGCAGGTGCAGCACCAGAAGATCTCGGACCAGGTTGGATCACGCTGCCATCGTTTGCTCAGCATCAGAACGGGAAGCCTGTCGTGTCGTCGGTGTCGGTTGTCAAACTTCGCAGCGTACCTCCGAGCGACCGAGCCTTCCGCCGATTGGAAGGTGGCAAGAGCATCCTCTTCGCCCCTTGTGGCATCGACCCCACATCGACGCTGCTGATCGTTGGAGGCGAGATAGATGCCTTGTCGTGCGTAGCAGCAGGTTGGAACAATGTCGCATCGTCAACAGTCGGAGAGCCGAACTGGAACGAGGAATCGACAGAAGCTGTGGAGGCCTGTGAGGACATCGTTATCGTCTACGACAACGATGATGCAGGTCGCAAAGGTGCAGCCTCACTCGCAGAACGGCTCGGCTCGCACCGCTGTCGCATCGGCACCTGGCCGAACAGCGTCAAAGACGCGAACGAGGCACTTGTCGCACTCGGGGCAGCATTCTCGCCAGGCATCATCGTTGAGAGTGCGAAGCATTCGGGCGGCGATGCTGTCGTCAAAGTCGACGACTTACGGAGTGAGTATCTTTCTGAGTTGAGGGGTTCATCGCCGAGAGGTGTCTCGTCTGGATGGCCGGACCTAGACAGCCTGGTCGGTGGCATTCGGTTCGGTGAAGTGACGCTCGTAACAGGCGATACGGCGAGCGGTAAGAGCACCTTCGCATCGCAGTTCGCTCTGAACATGGCGAAGTACGGTCATCGCACGCTGTTCTGCCCGTTTGAACTTGGAGCTCGCCGTCAACTCGCGAAATGGGTCCGCCAAGAGGGAGGATGCCCTCCAGATACGATGGACGACCAGGCCGTCAACGCAGTCATCGACAGGTTGCAACGGCTCCCACTGTTCATGCTTCGCAGGTACGGCTCAATCCGACTGGAGGCGATGCGGAACACGATGACGCACTGCATACGGAGGCTCGGCGTGAAGTTCATCGTTCTCGACCACCTTCACTTCATGATTCAAGAAGGTCCAGAAGAACGGATGGAGCTGGATTCGATGATGAAGATGATCGCCGAGACCGCTGTTGACCACAAGGTTCACATCGTCGTTGTCGCTCACCCCAGGCAGCATCATTCGTCCAACGATACGCATCGCGACAACCGCATCATCCAGGCCAGCGATCTCAAGGGTTCGGCAGGATTGAAGCAGCTCAGCGACAACATCTGGTCGGTCTGGAGGCCTCGCAAGGCAGACAGAAGCGACCTGGCCGAAGGTTCGGAGAGCGGTCGATCTGTCGTGTATGTCCTCAAGAACCGCGACGACTACGGCAACGAAGGTTCGGTCGCATTCAAGTTCGGGCTACGGAGTGCTCGGTTTGAGCCACCCGACGAAGAGAGGCAAGCTTCTGTCAGCACTGCACCGCCAGAAGCGAAGCAGGCCTCCAGAGAACCTGCAGAGCGGAGGCTCAGAAGGGTCCGCGCTGCCGAACCCGTTAGCAGCAGCACAGTACCCAACCCTCGTCACTGGACAGAGGTAGCAAAGGAGGATTGAGATGGCACGACCTACTGAGAACTTGGCAGCGCAACCGAAGCATCGAGAAGCACCTGGCGGAAGAAGAATGTTCCCGACGATGGTGCAGCTTCTGCTTCTGGCAGCATTCATCGGCAACCGCATCCGACCTATCGGTTACGACAGCCTGTTGCTCCCTGCCCTGGCTACGATCTGCATCGCGGAGACGCTGCACCTGTGGATCAAGCGGGGGAGCGAATGAGGCTGTTCGAACGAGCAAAGACAGTCGAGACAAGGGATGGCAGGGTTCTCACCCGATCGATGTTCCTGCAGAATGCAGTCGGCGAGCCATCGGAACGGCTCGTAGTGATGACGATGTCGTTCGGTGGATGGCTCGAGACGAAGGACGAACCGCTGTACTTCGAGACATCGGTATTCGACACCGACCATACGCAACAGCCTCGCGCATTCGTGAGGGTCGTGGAGCGTTACCAGACCGCTGCAGAAGCTTTCGACGGTCACAACAGATGGTGCATCCTGCTAGATCAGCCGAGGCCGGCGAACTTCCAAGAGGATGACTTATGATGACAAGGGTCGGGCCGAAGATACATATCAGAACGATAGAACTGTCAGAGGCGAACCGTTTCATCGCATCGTATCATCGGCATCATAAGCCAGTCCAAGGACATCGATTCAGTATCTGTGCTGTCGCCGAGGGCAAGATAGTCGGTGTCGCTACTATCGGCAGGCCTGTCGCAAGACACACCGACTATCGTGTCACGCTAGAAGTCACACGATGCTGCACCGATGGAACGCCGAATGCCTGCTCTGCTCTGTATGCAGCAGCGGCTCGAGCAGGGATCGCTTTAGGCTTCGAACGAATCCAGACATTCATTCTTGAAGACGAGACAGGTCACAGCCTTCTAGCTTCTGGATGGACCTTCGACGGCATCGGAGGAGGTAAACCGTGGAATCATGCATCACGACCTAACAGGAGAACGGATCAACCTGGTGGGAAGAAGGGCAGATGGGTTCGCGAGCTCGCTGCTCACATAGAATTCAGCAGAGAAATCATCGACCAGGTTGGAAGCGATCAAGCTTCTCTTTTTGATACGGAGGTTCCATGATTGATAACTACGAAGCACTCGCTCGGAGAGCCGTTGCCTGTAGGCGGTGGAGATGGATGCCAGGGATGCGATACTGCACGAAGCGACAGGCATACCGCCTTACCGAAGATCACTTTCTGGGAGGACTTTCACTCGTCGCTGACTGCCTCCCAGACTTCTCGGACACTGCTACGCTCGGATGCCTGCTGCACCTGGTTCGGGAGGCCTGGGGGTCAACCGCAAGCGTATCTGTGAACATGAGCGGATTCTGGGCAGTCGGAGGCGCAACGGTTCTGTCTGGTAAGGGTAAAGGTTCCAGCATCAACTTGGGTATCTGGAAGGGCAGTGAACTGGACGCGCTAGTCAGCGCACTGGAGGTCGCTCCATGACCAAGATGCACGACAAGCGAGCAGAGGCCATCGCTCGTATCTTGGCAGTCATGGAGGCCAAGAGGGTCGAGGATGAAGCTTTCTGCCAGGTGGCCGATAAGGTGACTGAGGCCAAGACAGCAGCACGACGAGCAGCCTGTAAGGAGTACGCTAAGCGATGGAGGGGCAAGTTCAATGCCGAGCTCGCTGCTGACCCTGCCAAGCGTGAAGCCTACCGAGAGCAGATGCGTATCAAAGAGCGAGCCTACTATCACCGAAGGAAAGAAAGGACACAGATGGAAATCACTTACGAAGTAGCGTTACAGGCCATCGCTGTCGCTCGCGCCTCTGGTCGGCCTGCCTTCTGCAAGAGAAGCCTGCAGAACGGGATCGTGCTGCTCGACCTGGCCTCGGAAGCTTGGACCGAGGATGGCATCGAGTACTGCACCTGCACCGACAAGGGTGACGAGTGGACGGTCAAGATGCAGGTGCAGCCGTGAGATACCTTTCACTCTGCTCCGGCATCGAGGCAGCTTCGGTCGCCTGGCATCCGCTCGGCTGGACGCCTGTTGCCTTCTCCGAGATTGACCCGTTTCCCTCGGCAGTGCTGCTACACCGCTTCCCCTCCGTTCCGAACCTTGGAGACATGACGAAACATGAACAGTGGAACATCGAATCTGGATCAGTTGACATTGTGGTCGGGGGAACCCCTTGCCAATCCTTCTCCCTCGCTGGCCTCCGAGCTGGAATGGCTGACCCTCGTGGAAACCTCGCCCTCACATACTTGGCTATCGTTGACCGACTTCGGCCAGAATGGGTTGTCTTTGAGAACGTCCCAGGCCTCTTGTCTTCGAACGGAGGAAGGGATTTTGGCACCTTCCTCGGGGCGATGGCTGAACTCGGGTATGGGTTCGCCTACAGGGTTCTCGACGCACAATACTTCGGAGTTCCCCAGCGTCGTCGCCGAGTGTTCGTTGTCGCAAATCGTACAGACTGGCGTCGAGCAGCAGCCGTACTTTTTGAGCCGGAAAGCCTGCGAGGGAATCCTCAGAAGAGTGGAGCGAAAGGAAGTTCAGTTACCAGAGATGGTGCAGCAGATGATCAAGTTCCGTGTGACGGAGGCGGATTCTGGTGGGATGGACGACGAGTGAGCCAGACTTTGGACGCTGTTCTGCACAAGAAGCAGGCGATGCCAGAGAAGAACAGGTTCCCCGTCTTGCAGGTTCCCGCCTGGGTACAGTGTCCAGACTGCGACGAGTGCATCTGCCAGCTTCACGGAGTTCATGTCGAAGAGTGCGACTGCCCTCCGATTGACGCCTGGGCAGAAAGCGACCTCTGGCCTTACGAGCCGAGTGTTCTGCGATACATCACGCCGACAGAGGCCGAACGGTTACAAGGGTTCCCCGACGACTGGACTGCTGTACCGCATCGGGGGAA